CATTAATAATTAACTTATCATTTTCGATAAGTGTCTTTAAATTAGCACATCCAATCTTTTTAACAGTCTTTGTTGTTCGGATACCAAAATTTGCCGATCTTTTAAATCCACCAGAAATGGTCTGTCCTTTAATGTGATGGTGATCTAACTTGTAAATATTTTCATACTCAAGGTCATAGTGCATTATATCAACCACTTGTTGACCAACATTATTTGTTTCAACCAAAACATAAGCCTCATTATAACGAGTAGCTAACGAATAAATGATTGTTGGAAAGAACAGAAGTGGTAACTTATTGTTTCGATATTTGGCCACTTGGCGATATGGTACTTCTGAAACATCGATGACATTAATCGATGAGTAATCTTGTTCAACACCTTCTGAACAATCGACCGTACAGATGTAAAGACGACCTTTCTTTGGTTGTTCGTAAATATCAAGACCTTCTTCAGAAGAAATTGGATTATGAAATGCTAATGATCTAAGTTTCGCACCAGATACTAATGTTGCCGAAGAACCAATAAATTCTGTTTCAAATTCTTGTCGAAACTGCTCTTCAGAGGTATTTCGTATTGTTTCTTCTTTCCATTTTTGATCTCGGCCTGGTACCATAGACCAATGTACTTCAACAGGTTTGTAAGTAGATCGACCTTCAATTGCATCGGTCCACATCTTATAGAATAGATTCAAACCGTTTGGTGTTGAAACAATGATGACCTTTGAAGTTTGACCAGAAGAAATCACAGGGTAAGTTGATGTGAAAAACTCTGTTGCCATATTATGTGGCACAAACGCAAACTCATCAAGAAAAATCATATTGTATGTACCACCACGAACACCTGCTGCGGATGTTGCATAGGCATAAATTTTTGAACCGTTTTCAAGTTCAATGTTTCTTTTATTCCAAACAATGACGCCTTGTTGCAACCAAATAGGTAAATGTTCATAGGCCTTCTGCAAACGAGAAAGAATCTCTTGTGCTAACTGACCTTTGTTTGCAAGAATACCAATTGTATAGTCAGCCTGAAACAGAACACACCATAACATATAACCAACGGTGGTGGTTGTTTTACCAACCTGCCGTGGCATTTTACAGATCGAGAAACGATTTTCATGAAAAGATTTGACCATATCTTCTTGAAATGGCCACATATCAAAAGGCACAAGGCCTTGATCGACATTGACAATCTTTACATAATTACGAATGAAATATGTTGGATCTTCGGTGCATTGTATAATCTCTTTAACTTGTTCTTCAGTATAAGAGAGTTCTACTCCTACCCGTTTTAGTTTTTCATTACCAAGGTAACCATCAGACATTATTCTTTATTACTCTTTAAAAATTTCACCAATTCAGTTGTAGACCCAACAAAGACAGCCTTGTCAACATTGATATTATTTTTAGATTCTGTAACACCAGTTAAATCTTTTTTGCGTTTTTGAATCTCAAGTAGGTCTTTATTCATCTCTGCAAGATTTTTCATCATGTTTGCAGCCACTTCAAATGCTCTTGGGTGTTCTGACTGTTTGGCAATCTCTACAATGTGATAGGCTGCAATATTACCTTTGTCGATCAGTTTCCGTAGATTCTGTCGTGCATATTCGGCATCATCTGCAATCGCTTCATTTGTTGCAACTTCAACATTTGATTCTTGTATGTAAGGTTCAACATCAAGAACTTCAGATAATTTTTCATTCAATTTATTCATAGTGTGTTGGGCCATTCAGTTATGGTGTCAGAGAAACCAAACTCATCGTCCGGTTCTGCATCTTCAGGTACAGATTTTGTTACAATTGAAACTGCTTTGAGTGGTGAAACATCAACAGAAGACACATTATATGTAGCGTTTGTGAAATCTCCAACAATTTTATCATTTGCTTCTAATAGTTTATTTAACGAATCAACAATCAAAATACCATTTGAATTGTTACTGAAATAGATAACCGTGCCAGTAATTTCTCTTTCGGTTGACCGAATTGTTTCACCTGTCAAAAAGTAATTATTACCATTTGCATAATCAACAAAAACTTTTTGTGCATTTCTATCTTGCGTGTCAATATAAATGTTTGTGTTTGCCTGACCATATCGTCCTGTTGTTGAACTATACGACCCAATAATACCATTTGCGGTCACCGCACCTGGCCAAATATAACCTTTTACTGTAAAATCGAGATCCCACAAAATCAATCTTGTGGTCATAAGATCACCTTCATAGTCGGTGGTCGTATTAATTGAATTCAGTATGATCGGCATATCATACTTTTGATCCATTTCAGGAATAAAATCAACTGTTACTGTGAAATCTGGTTTAAAAAATGGTAAAATTTGTTCAATGATCTGTGTACCATCTTCTGTGTTTCTTACATAGATAGACAAAGAAAAATTGAAGTCATATGGCACAGGTGCGTATTGAGTATTGATTGTGCCTGTAGAAGATTGTGCAAAATTTCTAACAAGTGACTGTTGTTTTCGACTAGGATCATAAGTCATACCAGTCATTTCAAAAGAAATACGAGGCACAACAGTCTGAACTGATTTTGTTAGATTTGGATCTGAAGTAATTCGTGTTAAATACTTTTCTTTTGAACCATATGAAAGAGGTACTTTAAATCTTTCATACTCTGTTGTGCCAGCTTTATTGTAACGAACTAACATAATATCATTGAATAAAGTACCAAAAGCTACAACAACTTTTCGTATGGTTCGATTATAAAAATGTGCATTACCTAACATTATGGTTCACCAAATGGATTTGTTTCAGTAAAGTCAATAATTGAATCAGATTCACCTTCAATTCTTGCGTTGTCAATAATATCTTCAAATGCATTATTCATGTATGCGGTATCATCAACAACATTAATTGTCCATTGTGCATTTGATGTATTACCTTTAAGTGTACCTGATGAAAATGTACCTCTCACTTGAATCACATCAACGTGAGTATCTGGTGTAAAATCATAAACAATTGCTCGAGCTGTAGCAGAAGATAGGTTTGCACCAACATAAACAATTTCATCATTGACAAAAGTACCTGAACCACCTGCACTCAAACTAATCTTAGTTCTTGGATATTGATCACGAATATTATTGTCAATATCTGCGACACCAGTAGAAATAATTTCATTTGAAAATACAAGTTGTTTTAATTTAAGTGCGTAAACATAGATATTTGCATCACGACCACGACCAAGTGTATAGAACATAGCTTGATCATTTTCGTGTTCTACAAATGTAATCTCAAAGAAGTTTTGAACAAGTGGTATATAAATAAGATCGCCTTCATTTGGGCGAGTTTGATTGACAGTAGCCGCAAATCGTCTACGAGAAACTAAAAGAGAAAGTTCGTCACGAATCTCAAGACCAAATTTAGAGATAAAATCACCTTCGCCATCCATACCTGTTACATTTTCAAGGTACATCTCAATTGGATATGCAGACACATACTGTTTAAGTGTGTCCTCACCAAACAAATAATCTACTTCATCTCTTGTGCTTCTTGGTAAATAGTACACGTCCATGCCATAAATTTTCATGGCTTCAATCACAAGGTCTTCTACAAGTAATTGTTCAGATGTTATCTGTCCTTGTGGAAAGTTGTTGAAGTAAAGATTTGTAGGCATTCATTTTATCCCATGTATATTTCGTTTGGAAGAACATTGTATACCTGCATTTCTTCTTCAATCTTATCAATCTCTGTTCGTGCTTCTTCCATGATTCGTGGACCGTCAAGTGTTACACCACCAGGCATTTGAACACCAGCAAACTTAGAAAGATTTGAACCCCATTGATATTTGATCAGAGCCGTTGCATATCGTTTTAAGAATCGATCATCCCAAACATCAGAATAACCAGATGATGTAACAGAAACATTATCAACGTTGGCTGTGACAGGACTTTGAAGTTCTAGTGTTGTTGGTGAAGTAATACGATATACTTGTTTATCTTCACCATTAATTGTAATGAAATCGTTCTCTAAAAGTTCTTGATCAAAAATTGTACCGTAACCTGTGACCGTATTGGCTGAAGTATCTGAGGTGACCGTACCTGTCAGATTGATTGTAACAGGACTCAATTTACGATAACATTCAACGATAACGTATTCACCGACCAACAAATCTCTTGTCCAATCAATGTCAAGAAAGAGTTTGTTCTGGTGTCGGTTAAAACGAAACTGTGGTGTGCCTGAAAAAAGAAGGTTCAATGTACGAATATGTTGCATGGTAATCTCATATGACACATACGAAACAGATGTGAAGTCATAAAGGTCATGCAATCTCAACTGGTATCTTAGGTCAAACATATTGATTGATGAATTGGAATCATCAAATGGAAAAACACCGGTGACAAAAATGACAGCCTCTGGTGCATAAATCCAACGGCGATTAATGTCTTCTGCTGTGATTTGATGCTTCATGTATATCTTTTCAGTACCATCAAAGTGGTAATCTTGAAAAAATTGCAATGCATCATCAATACGATCCTCTACTTGATCATCATCGACATTTATATCAATGACAGGAAAACCAAGTCGTCTGAGACAGTAATCTTTAAATGTTTTTCTTGTTGTAGGTTTTGCCATAATAGTCTATTTAGTTAAACGTAATTAGTACCGTTCCATGCTCTTCTAATTACTCGTATATTGAAAAATCTTGAATATGTTGCATTGACAGAATAAAAAGAAGTATCAAGATACACCGTTTGTCCAGCTCCTCGGTTAAAAGATCGAACCATGGTTGAACCCCAGTAAAGATACTGATATCCATCCGTTGCATAGACAAGATAGAATTTTTTTGTTGTGTTGTGCGCTACAGCAGTATCACCTTGATTTGTTCCATTATTATAATGCCTAACATATGCACTCCGATATACATAAACCGCATAATCTATATCTGTATAAGATGCATTTGTCGTTGGGTCTACGTTCCATCCAATCATAGCATAAGAAGCACCATTATCACCTGTTCCTGTTTGTTTGTAAAATTCAACTGTAACAGGAGCTGTAAATGGTGTTGTTGCATAAGCACCAGCATTCCAAGAATTAGAACCTGAAGTTTTACGAATTGTTACATCATCTGTGCCATTATTCAGAATTGATAGTGCTGTACCATTGTTTATAAAAGTAAGTGGTAAAAATGAAGCACCACTAGATAAACGACCAAATGAATTAGATCCTGTAAATGAACCAAAAGTAAAAGGCATAGTTAACCAAATGCATTGCGTGAAGCAAAGACGGTATAAGTTGGTGTTGCGGCTGTTTTAATTACGTTAAAACTATAAATGTCTGTATTTGCAGATCCTTCTGTTGGTGCCGCCTCACCAGACCAGATTGTAGTAACACCTGATGTTGTGCCATCTATTTCAACGGTTGTAATGTATCTTTTATAAACATTATTTGTTATGATAACAGCCATTGAAACTGCATTACCAACTCCAACTTCAGCAAAACCTGTGAGTGAAACATTTGCATTTGCTGAAGAATTTGCAGTATGATAATGAACAACACCATCAGTTAAAAGATAGGTGTTGTTCGCATCAAGACCTGTGGCAATGACGTTAGATTTTTCTGCAAAATAACCAGTTGATTCTGTATTGCCTGTAATTGAAAGATGTGGCGTTGATATGTTTGATCGAAGTGTTGAGATGACAAGTGTTGGGTCAGCAATGTCTAGAAGATTACCTTCATCTTGCACATGAGGTTCATATTTTTCAAATAGGTACCATGTATTTGAAGAAACATCTCTCACTAAACCTGTGTGTTTTGTACCGTCATCTTCATAGTGACCAACAAATCCAATGTCTAATAAATTACCTGGATTGTTATTTGCAAGAAGAATAATTGAATCACTAATACTTAAATTATTTGCAGAATGTGTTACAGTTTCACCAGAAATTGTTAAATTACCAGAAACAATTATATCACCATTAATTGTGCCACCCGAAGATGAAAACTTGGTGTTACTTGAAATGAAAGCTGCATTGGCCTGATTTCTTGCATAAGTATCTGTAGCGTTGTTTGCTTTTACAAAAGCAGCATTAGCATGAGCTCGAGCATAAAGATCAGATGCTGAATCAAGAACACCAGATGCAATTTTATCTAGTGTGATGGCGTTGTTTGCAATTCGATTTGAACCAACTCTTTGTGTCATTTTTTACCCTAGTGCAATGGCTAATGCTAGTGCTGATGCTTCAGCTGTTGTTGCAATAAATGTATTAGTTGATGTAGCTAATTTTTCTGGCGTTACACTACCATCATTAATTATGTAAGTATTTGCTCTTGTATATAAATTGAGAACTCTAACGGCTTCACCATCAACTGGTGT